GACAGGCGGCGACAACGGCAAGGTTGACGGAGGAACAGGCAGACGAGATTATCGGTTTATTATGACGAAAGGGGTGTAACGTTGAAAAAGTACGCTATTGCCCGCGGTCCTTACTATACAATTCTCACGAACCCAACGCGCGACCAACTAAAGAAATACGCCGGCTCGTTTATCGGCTGTTCGTCGCGCGGTGATTTGCGTCGAGCTTTTGGCGATTATTTACCGTATTTGACAGAGCTGTCTAACGAAGAATTTGACGATTGGTACACCGCGACATACCTTTCCGAAAGGAGTGACCGCCATTGACCAACGCCACTAATGCGAAGCACTGCGTCCTCGCCCACGCCTGCAACCTCGCAAACACTACGTCATGCACCCGATTTTGTCCGCACTTTATCGCCACTGACGCACGCCTCAAAGCCGCAAATGTCCCTCGCGAATATCGCCTTCTGACGCTTTCTAACAGCCCTGTACGCGCGAGTGAGCCGACGGTATATAAAACCCTTGACGCGTATGTAAAGACGTTTATACGGGCGTTTAACGAGCCTAGCGAGCCGATAAAGAGCGTCTACCTGTACTCGCCGACGCCAGGCAACGGAAAGACGACGACAGCCATCGCCCTCCTGCACGAATACCTCATCCGGCACTATGTCGGAAGTCTCCAACGCGGGCGACAACCCGAGCAAGTCCCCGTTTATTTCCTCGACCTCAACGATTTTCAAGCCCGATTCAACCTAGCGACAATGACCAACGACGAAGCCGAACTCGAACGATTTAAGGCGGAGCTACAACGCTGTAAAAACGTACCGTTCCTTGTCGCCGACGACTTGGGCGTGCGTGACGCGACTCCAGCATTTCGCGGTTACTTGCATGCGCTGATTAATCACCGTGTCACGAACGGATTACCGAGCGTCTACACATCGAACTTGCCGATCGAGGAGCTGGCGCGAGTGTTTGACGCGCGACTCTACGACAGGGTGCGCGACATATGTATCGTGTTGCCGTTCGGGGGCGAGTCGAAGCGCGGACTACGGAGGTGAGCGCATGGATATGGACGAAAAGCAAACGCCGGGGCTGCCCGACTACCCACCGCAATTTGACGTCGGGGATTACGTAATGTTATACAACCCGTATTTTGACGAGCTAATCATTAACGAAGACGGCGAATTCGTTTTATACGAGGTCAACGCGATTGTGTACGACCTAAAGGACGGTGTATATCGCTATCGGCTTTCGGTCGACGGCGAATCGGACGGATTGTGGTACAACGAACACTGGTTGCAGCCGGACATTTTCGGACCGTTGGCAATCCGATTAGATTTCGGGGAGGGTGAGAAAATGTTAACACCGCGCGAGAAGAGCGCCCAGGAAGCGAAGGAACGGGCGAAAAAGATTGACGAATTGCTGGACGAATACAACGATTATAAGCGCTTATATGAACAGTTTGGCGACGAGGAGTATCGCGATCGGATGGTTGCGTTGGAGGAAGATTTGTACAAATTGACGGGGAATTGAAAAGATACTTTTGAGACACCCACTATGATAAAATGCAGCTAAAGGAGGCGGACAATATTGCATTATGGCTTAATGCTTTTAAGTAAGGTCATCGACAACAACGACGTCGCGGCGCTCGCCCGATTCGGAATCACCGAGTCGGACTTCGCCACAGAAGCCGAGCGCCAGGCTTACCGATTTATCGTCGACTATGCGGAAGCCAATCGAGGGCAGGCGCCAAGCTACGCGACAGTGGCTGCCGAAGTGGACGGTTTTACGTATATACCGGAGGTCGCCGACAGTTACGAATACTTGGCGCGGCAAATAAAAAACCACGCGGCAAAACTCGAAATTATTAAACTCATGCAAGGGTACACGGATGAAAAGACGGGAAAATTCATCGAATCGCCCGTCGCCAAAAAATTCGAAGAATTAGACGGAAATTCCTTCCTCGAATGGTTGCAAAACGAGCTGGAACGTGTTAAAATGAGAACAAATGTTCGTGATAAAATCGGAACGGACGTCAAGACCGATGTCGGCAAGTTCCTCGCCGAGTACGAACGGCGCAAAGCCGGCGAGTCATTCCGCGTATGGAAGTCGCGCTTTCCATTCATTAACAAAGCGATCGGCGGCTATGTCTCCGGCAACCTATACGTTGTTTACGGACGGTCGGGGCGTGGCAAGTCGGCGATCACCCTCGAAGAATGTATCGAAATGGCCATGCAAGGCGCGACCGTGCTGATTTGGTCGATGGAAATGGGATGGTACGAAGTCATGGTGCGTATCTATACGTCGGTGTCGGGGCGGATTGGTGTGTCGGTCGCGGAACTCGACGGAATCGATATGGAGGCGGGCTTTGACTCGCGCGACTTGCGTCACGGCAAGCTGTCGCCGGACTTCGAAAAGAAATTCCGGGAGTTCCTGGCGTCGATTAACGCGATCATACCAGGGCGGCTTATTGTCCGCGCCGTGGACGACGAGGACTTCGTGCGTCGTAACCTTCGCCAGCTGGAAGCCGACGTTATCGAAACGAAGGCTGACGTCGTGTTAATTGACCCGTTTTACTACCTCGATTACGAGAAAAACACGTCGCGAACGGCTGGCGGCGACGCGGCCGAGACATCGAAAAAGTTGCGTAGGTTGGCGGGGCGAACAAAGGCGGTTGTTTTTGCGATCACACAAGCCGATGAAGTTGACGGTAAGACGGACGACGACGGTGAGCGTGAGTTAAGACTGCCGGAACGTAGCGAAGTCAAGAAAACGAAGCAACTACTCGAAGACGCAGCGCTGCTAATTGCCGTTGACACAAATTCGGAGCAACGGCGAGGATTAATCGGTATTAACAAAGGGCGTGACGGCGGTGAAGGTGAACAGGCGGAAATTTTGTACTTGCCGCAGATCGGTGTCATTCGCGAGATGGAAACGGGCGAGGCAGCAGCGGCGCAATTTGTGAACGTATTTTAAAAATTGAAACATAATCGTAAAAATTGATAGACAATCGTAAAAAATTGGATATTATATTAGTTACGGGGGTGTGAAATTGCCGAAAATTAACGTAAAAGGTCGAGAAATTGACGTTGACATTCGCGCCGAACTCGAACGCTTTTCGTGGCAACGAGCGCGCTGGACCGACACGAAGCTCATTGCGGCAAGTCCATTCCGGTATGACCGAACGCCGAGCTTTTTCGTTAACCTCGACGGCATGTACGCCGGCACATGGAAAGATAGCGGCGCGTACGACTCGGAATGGGAGTCGGGCAATTTCGTCAAGCTCCTCGCCTTCCTGCGCAACGAAACCGAGGACGAAACCGCCGAGTACTTGATCGAAACATATGCGTTGTCCCATGATTTCGAAAACCTTACGCTGCGAATTCCGCGCTTAACAATCCAGCGAAAAGGGCGATCGCTGGATTCCGCCATACTTGCGGGCTTTCAAACGGATTACACGTATCTAAAAGGACGCGGAATCAGCGAGGACGTTCAGCGGCAAATGGGCGTCCGATATGACGCGGCGAGTCAGGCGGTTGTCATTCCGTGGTTCACGCCGGACGGCAAGCTGGCGAACATTAAATACCGCAAGACGCGTGGTAAGGCGTTTTGGTACGAGAAGGGCGCGATGCCTATTCGCGACTTGGTTTACGGATTGGACTGGCGGGCGAAAGTCGCGGTGTTGACCGAGGCGGAAATTGACGCGATGAGCTGGCGACAGGTCGGCGTGACGGGGCTGGCGACAGGTGGCGTCAGTTTTACGCCGGCCAAGCGCGATTTGATTTTGCGGTCGGCGATCGAGCGGCTGTATGTCGCGACAGACAACGACAAGGCAGGGCGGAAGTTGCGCGACGAGGTGATTCAGGCGCTGCGTGGACATGTCGAGTTGTTTGTCGTGGAGTTCGAGCGAGGATTTAAGGATTCGAACGAGGTGCTGGTTCGTGCGGGCGAGTCGGCGCTTCGGGAGGCGCTTGAGCAAGCGGAGAAAGTTAGCGGATTGGTTGTACGGTTGAGTACGTGAATTTACGTATTTTAAGTCGGAAGGTAGGGACGGCGCGGTACGTCTTTACCTTTTGCGTTTGCGTTTCGGCGGGTCT